ACGCCTCCGCCCGTGTCTGGAGGTCCATCATGAGCAGAAAATTAAAACAACCCACAGACCTGAGCATTCCTTTGGGCACTAACAAACTTGCGTCAGACACCATGTTCAAAGAGAGAAGCCTTTATGCAGATACTGCATATACATATCCCGGCGCAGAGGGAGATAATTTCTGGTATGGGAAGTATGGAGAGAACGTAGCTCCCGGAAGAGTTCTTTACGGTCGAGTTGATGATAGGGGTTTCCCCATCTACCCCGCAGAGGAAAATTTAAAACAACTCTCAACGCCGGATAGAAAAACCATATTTGTGCTTAACTTTGTGGCAGATGCTTTTGCAGACTTGCAGCGGTTTTGGACATCTAGGGTGATAAGAGACTCTTCATACAATGACGAAGATGGACCGCTGAAAGATGTTCAACCTTACGAGGGGTGGGTTAGTTTACACGAATTGCACCACGATGCTTATAAGGCTAGTTACGATGCGTTCACCTCTCACAAGGGGTTCTTATCCACCAATAGAGATGAAAAGATTGTGGATTTTGATTCTTTTCTAGCGGTATTCAGGGAATTCTTGTCGACCCAACTTCCGCAACGACCCCACACAAGAAGTGGGCATGTTGTGTCAAAGCTCTGTGCTCCACAGATCTCTGGCTTGATGATAAACATCGCCCCTAAGCCTGACTACGGTGACGATTACGCCAAATACATGGGATACTTTAAGAACGACAACTTTCACCTGTATCTCGATGCGGCAAGGCGATACGGATTTGCTATTGATCTCAACGCCCCGTGGCGTTTGGTTGCAGATATCGAATCGGAGCCGATGAAGGCTTACTTAAAAAGATATGGAATTTATGATCTTGACAAAGTTTTTAAATCGTATTATATTCCTACGAACAGATATGATATCGAGGTCTTTAGCGTATATATGATGAACATTTATAATTCATATGTTGCGGCTTCGCCGAATATTAGAAAAAAAATTCCATGCAGGGATGGAAAGACCAAGTGGAAGCTTGTCGGCAGAAAACCTCTGACCACAGAGCAGTTCGAGAGAGAGTATCCGCAGAAGTGGTGGATTAGAATGTACGCTTGGCTCCGAGCTACAGAATCTGAGCTTAAGTGGGATCAGCCTACATTTGAAGGGGTCGTTAAAAAAGCACGTTTTTATGAAAAAAACCTTAACATAGAAGAGGCAATAAGGTATATTAATACACATTGCATTGATAACAGGCGCAGACTTCACGGTATGCCAACTCTCTCTGACGAAGAGGTTAAGGAAATTTTTGTTCGTCGAAAAAACAATGGTCTCAAGCGACCAACATTTAAATTTTAATTTTTTTTCATTTTCTTCTTGACAACCTGATGTTCATCTGTTATATTAATGGTGAATATATTGGAAATCGGAGTGTATGTGTTATTTCAAGCTTTAGACGATAAGGGCAAGTGTGCAGGGTTCTACTCCAACGGCGAGTTGAACTTTGAGAAGTCACCAGCACAACTTGGACATACTGCGACTTGGGAATATTCCGTTCACCTGAGCGATTGTGACGTTGAATATGCTCGCCTGTACTGTGGCGGGGCGACGCTGGCAGAAGTGTGCCCAGAAGACCAGAGGCGCAATTGGGAAAACTTGACTGCACGTCTTTTAGCATATTTTAAATCTTTTTCTGAAGCTAAGGTTGATCTGGACGATCATTGTTTTTATCGATTAGTCCCGGAGAGGTTCCTATTAGAGTTCTTCGATGCTAAAAATGAGATAACGAGACACGTTCTAGAGAGCAGAGACAAGCCACCAAACTATGACTTCTTGGTACACTTGTCCTCAGTTGTCGGTGAGATGGCTCAGCGAGAATTGTTCTTGAACCGGAATGCATTGAAGTCGAAGCTCGCTTCAAAGCGTGTTAGGGATTTTTGGAAAAAGATTCAAACCCATAACAAGATCCAATATAATATATTTGGCACAAAGACGGGCAGGTTGACGACAAAGAAGGCTTCGTTTCCAATCTTGACTCTTGATTCTTCTATGCGCTCTGTTATCAAGCCGAAGAACGACTGGTTGGTTGAGTTGGACTTCAATGCAGCGGAGTTGAGGACGTTGTTGGCGTTAGCTGGGCAAACTCAACCAAAGGAAGATCTCCATGATTGGAACATCCAAAATGTTTTTAAGGACGGGCTGTCGAGAGAGGAGGCTAAGAAGAGGATCTTTGCTTGGCTCTACAACCCAGCATCAAAAGATGCAGAGTTGAGTAAGGTTTATAACCGTGAGACTGTTCGTCAGAAACACTTCGATGGAACTCACGTCAGCACCTTTTTTAATAGAGTTATTCCGGCTGACGAACACCACTCTTTGAATTATATTATCCAGAGTACCGCAAGTGACTTGTTTTTGCGCCGAATGTGCAAGGTCCACGATTTCTTGAAGGGGCTTGAGTCTCATATTCTATTTTGTGTTCACGACAGTCTTGTGTTAGATATGACGCACTCTGAGAGGAAACATTTAAAAGAAATTGTCGATATTTTCTCAGATACTGAGTTGGGAAGATTTCAAGTGAACGTCAAGGCAGGAAAAGATTTTGGAAACATGCAGGAGGTAAGATAATAATGGATATTATAATCGGTCTAGGTTCAGCAGGCTGCGCTATTGCAGATGGTTTCTCGGAATACCCCCAGTATGACGTTTACAAGATTGACGCAGGTCTCCAGAAGGCAAAGAATTCTTATGCACTCCCGACCGGGCTCGACCATCAGGGGTATGAAAACGCCGTACCGAAAAATTTTTCCTCTTTCGTGAAAAAGGTTCCAAAAGAAGGGGGTATCTTATTTGTTGTGTGTGGTTCATCTTTTGTTTCGGGGGCATCTCTTCGCATCTTGGAGAACTTCAAGAATCGTAGCGTGAGCATTCTTTATATCAAACCCGATGCGGAGATGATCGGCGGAGAACGTCAACTTCAAGAGAGACTGGTTTATCGAGTCTTGCAGGAGTATGCTCGCTCGGGTCTATTCAAGGAGATGATGCTGGTTCACAACAGCACAATTGAGAAGATGCTCGGAGGTGTATCGATTAGAAATTATCACCAGAAGATTAACGAGACGATAATTTCTACGATTCACATGATGAATGTTTTCGAGAACTCCGATCCTGTTTTGGCTCAAGACACCCCAAGCTCGGATGTCTCAAGAATCTCAACGCTTGGAATCATGGATTGCGAAAAAAATGAAGAAAGTTTCTTTTTTCCTCTTGACAAAGTTACCGAAATGAGGTATTATTATGGCATGAATGAAGACGCTTTGGAAAGTGATTCAAAAGCTCTCGGAAATATTCGGGAAAGTGTCCGAATCAAAAAAGGAGAAGGTTTGTCACAGGTAGGATACAGTATTCACACAACCCAGTATGACAGGACGATCGGGTACTGTGTGGCTCGCTCCTCTCAGATTCAAACTTTTCCAGAAAAAAGTGAAAAAAGTTCTTGACACAAGTAGAAACTTGTGTTATATTATATAAACAATAAACAAACGCCTGTCTCAAGGCACTCAACAAAGGAGAGAAAATGAGAGTACATAATGGAACGTTCACAAAGCAAAATGGCGATACTCGCCCAATGACCTACGTGCAACTTGAGGATCTGCCTACCGGCTTTCTCGACACGCAATTGACGGGTACGGGCACCGCTCGAACCCTTCCCGAAGGTCAAGAACTTGTTTGGGATGTGAATAGTGGTGGATTTCGTGTGTTTAACCATAGCACTTTGATTGGTGAAGTTACCGTAACGGATGAGCCGACTGTAACTTATTTTCCAAATAACACTTAACAAAACCTCCCCTATGGGTTATCATAGGGATACCTAGCAGTTGGGATATTTGCTAACTGACTTTAACAATAATATAAGGAGAAATTAAATGGGTATTGATTTAGATAAGATGCGGAACAAACTTAACGCTGTAAAGGGTGGGGGCTCACGACGATCCTCTTCCTTTTGGCGACCTCAAGATGGAGACCAGACCGTTCGGATTGTTCCGACTGCTGATGGCGACCCCTTCAAGGAGTATTGGTTCCACTACAACTTGGGTAAGAACGCAGGATTTCTTAGCCCCTATCGTAACTTTGGAGAAGCGGATCCGCTGAACGATTTTGTTCGGTCCCTATTCAATGAAGGTACGGAGGAAGCAACGAAGCTTGCAAAGAACCTTATGGCTCGACAGCGATTCTTCTCTCCGGTCATCGTTCGTGGTGAAGAGAGCAAGGGTGTTCGTGTCTGGGGTTACGGCAAGACTGTGTATGAGCAGCTTCTTAACTTGGTCCTTAATCCAGAGTATGGCGATATCACCGACCCGGAAACGGGAACGGATCTTACCATCAACTATGGCAAGCCAGCAGGTGCAGCGTTTCCTGTTACTCGGCTGACTCCACACCGTCGGACTACTGCGATCTGTCCAGATCTGTCTACGGAAGAGTGCGCTGAGCTTTTGGAAACTGTTCCTGAGATTGACGGCTTGTTTGAGAAGAAGACACCTGATGAAATTCAAGCGATGCTTGATGAATATTTGGCTTCCGATGAGGTTGCCGAGGCTGGTTCGTCTGAAACGCAGAAGTACGGCACGTCCTCCAACAACAACCCGGCTGGTAATAGTAGTAGCGTGGGTTCTTCTGTCGATCAGGCATTTAGCGACCTTCTGAGTTAGGGAAGGAAGCTGACCCACAGGAAGGCACAGGGTCATCAGGTGTCTTACCTTTTATAAATAGTTGTGATGCTCACAACACACACACATAAGGAGAGAAAATGAGCACAACAGATAAAAAAAGCGGTTATGAGCTTAGAACCGAACTTCTTGGGATGGCAATCGGCATCCTAGAAAGTCGCACCGAGCGACTGGAGCAAAACGAGCACTTTATGGCTGAGGGTGATTCCACCTATAAGCGTCACAAGGTGCTTCCTTACGAAACGGAAGACGTTTTGCTCGTTGCTGAAAAGCTTTATGAGTTTGTCCAAACAAAATAAAGACTGAGTAAGCCCCACAGGGGGGCACAGGGTTATCAGGTGTCCCACTCTTTTATTCATTGGAGACTAGAAATAAATGGCAAGAACTAAGAAAAAGGCGGTACAGATGCCGAACAACAAAAAAGCGGGAAAGCTTTCAATCTCAGAGATGAGGAAACTTATTAATAAAAAGGCTGGAACTGAAGTTGCTTTTGATTTGACTTCTGACAACCCAACCGAAGTTACCGACTTTATTCCTACAGGCTCTCGATGGCTCGATAGTATTATCTGCCGAGGAAAGTTAGCTGGAGTCCCAGTTGGCAAGGTCACAGAAATTGCAGGTCTAGAGGCAACAGGTAAGTCCTTCATGGCTGCTCAGATTGCAGCTAATGCTCAAAAGATGGGCACAACGGTTGTGTATTTTGATGCCGAATCAGCGATCGACCCCTCATTTTTAGAGGATGCTGGCTGTAATGTAGACGAGGTTCTTTATGTGCAGGCTCGTTCTGTGGAATTCGTTCTCGAAACTATCGAGGAGCTTGTCGGTTCGTCAGACGACAAACTTTTGTTTATCTGGGATTCCCTAGCTTTGACCCCAAGCGAGACGGACATTGCGGGTGACTTCAACCCTCTAAGCTCCATGGCTGTGAAGCCACGAATCCTCTCAAAGGGAATGGCTAAGCTTGTCCAGCCGATTGCGAACGCCGGAGCGACTCTCGTTGTGTTGAATCAGTTGAAGACGAACATCACCAGCAACGTTGCAGAGGCAATGACTACTCCGTATTTTACGCCCGGAGGCAAGGCAATGCACTATACTTATAGTTTGCGTGTATGGCTGACTGGTCGTAAAGCCAAGGCTTCGTTCTTGACAGACGAACGGGGCTTCCGAATCGGATCCGAGGTAAAGGCGAAACTTGAAAAGTCGAGGTTCGGAACACAAGGTCGACAATGCGCTTTCAAGATTCTGTGGGGCGGCGAAGTCGGAATCCAAGATCAGGAAAGCTGGCTTGAGGCGGTCAAGGGTACTGACAACGTTACGAACAGCGGAGCGTGGTATACCTTGCGCTACCCTGATGGGACAACAGAAAAGTTCCAATCTGCCACGTGGACAGAAAAGTTACAGAACGACAAGTTTAAGAACCGAGTTCTTGAGATCATGGACGAAGAAATTATTTTAAAGTTTCAAAAGAGGGAAGGTAACGCCTCAGATTTTTATGATGTCGACTCGGAGACTGAAAGTGAAGCAACTTAAAAAAAATAAAAAAACCTCTTGACTTTAACCCCTACTTGTGTTATATTGTTATCACCAGTAGGGGTTTTTTTTGGAGGGTGCATTTCATCAATGTGCAAAGAGATAAGAAGGTTAAGGATTGCAGCGAAAGTCGCAGAGCAATCTGGACACGA